CAAGAGAAGTTGTTCCTATGTCAGCACCACCATTAGCATCTGGAACTAAAGAGGTTTCTGCTGTGAATGTATCTGTTCTTATTCCAGAAGTTCCATTATCTATAGCACCAAATCCTGATGTTATTGAGCCAGAGTCCAAAGCACCAGTAGTTACTATATTGCTATCACCTGCAGCAGGTGCTGCTGATATATCGGATAATACTTCTGAAGCACTTCTACCCTCTACTGCTGTACCATCTATTCGTAAGAAATCATTATCTGCTACCCCTGAAGCAAATTGTGCAACGTCATATTGCGAAATACCTGTAGCTACTTGTAGCTTATTACTAGATATTTCTAACCCACCATTAGTTACTAAGTCCACAGAAAACTCTGTTCCTGAAAGACCAAGACCATCTCCTGCAGTATAAGTAGTATCGCTAGTAGATATATCCGATCCATTAATACTAAATGTTTTACCTGATGCTATATCAATACCACCATCATCTATCGTTACTATATCTGTACCATCTATATCAAATACCATCTTTCCGTGATTTGCAGTGCCTGACGCAGTGGCAGTAGAGAAGTGTACCTCCTCTGCCGTTTTATTAGAAGAACCATTTAGTACTTCTATTTTTAATGCTTCAGTAGCACTTGTACCTATACTGAATGATGTGTCAGCATTGTTAGCATCATGAAATAAAGTAACATCACTAAAAGTCATAGCTAAAGCGTTGGAAACAGTTCCAACAGTTGTTAAACCTGCCAAAGTTGTAACATTAGGCATGGCTGTTATTTCGTCATCAAGATAAGCTGCTAATGTCTGGACTGTAGTTTGAGCCATAGTACCACCATGATTCATAACAATACCATGTCCATCAGAAACAGCAGTAGTTCCTATAGAAGAACCACCATCCATAAGATTCAATTCTGTTGTTGTAGATGTAACCCCATCTAATAGATTCAATTCTTCAGGAGTAGACGAAATAGCTGTTGTACTAGCCACAGCTAATACAGGTAAATAACCACCCTGGTTAGGGAAGTAGACAACATGGTCTGCCGTAGGGTCTACAAAAGCAACAGTAGTTTCATATCCGTCTGCTGTTCCACCTTCAAACGTCAAAGCACTAGCACCTGCTAATGTACCATTTACTGTAATAACATCAGATGCAGCATCACCTAAAGTGACGTTACCATTTAATGTAGTAGCACCAGTAACAGTTAAATCTCCACCAACTGTTGTATTACCTGCTACAGCTACAGTAGAACTTGCTACTGTAGAATTAGGAGTTATTGTTACATGAGTTACATATGTGCCCTGAGAGTTGATGTCATTACCAAATGTCATTACACCACCATCAGCAACATTAACCTTCCACCTATCACCAGCATCTTCACCTTCATCTGCATAGAAATACATAGCAGCTGCTGCACCTTCATTAGCCCTTACAGAGAGAGCCTCTGTATCAAGAGATGATATCTGGGCAGCATCATCGAATTTAAAACGTCTCTTTGAGGCTCCTGAAGCGATCTGGACATCATACTCACCAGCTTCTCCTGACCCTGGGGTATGGCTTATAGACCAGTAGCCAGATGAATTAGTGGTAGTATTAGCTACAGAAGTAGATACTCCATTCTTCTCATACAGGTTAACTGTAGCACCATTAATTGCATCTCCTGCATCATCATATAAAAATCCTGCAAAGCTTAAACCTGGTTTTGCCATTATCTTCCTCCTAGTCGAGAACTGTCTCTAAATTGTAATGCCTCCCTAGTGATGCCCACTGGGTCTTGCTCAAGGTCATCTTCATCAACAAATATCAAAGTTACCCCTTGTCCTGCTAAAGCTTCCCTAGCAAAAATGTCTCTTGCCGAAGTTGCAGCACCTAACTCATAGTGATAATAAATACCCTGTACATTCACTGCAAGCCCTGGAGGATTGTTGAAAACAAAGTCAATAATCCACCCACCTTTATCTAGTCTACCACCAAGTAACGGAGATTGATACACAAAATCATCACCTGGTTGATACCCTAACTGTATTAAGCTGGCATAAAACATCCACTCAGGCCTGCTGCCTTCCCACCCTGGTGGTGGTTGCAATATGTCGGCTTTAGTGACCATTAGCCATCCAGTATTACCGACCAACAAACTTTGTCATTATTGGCAGCTGCGTCTACATAGAACGTACTAAAAGGTACTGTTCCACCTTGTTCACCAAAACTTATCTCTATCTCGTTGCCAGCAGATAGCTCATACCCATTACTAGCCGTAACGTCACTAACACCTAAATAAACTTTATTGGAATTCCCAGCTAATGCTTTTACCTTTATCCAACGTACCTTATTGGTAGTATTAGAAATCTGTACCTCTGTACCTGCTGTAGAAACATTTGTAGTACCTGCATCATATATCATGGTTCCACCAACGTAATCCTTGAACTTCCTCGCTCATCGTACCCTGTGTACTCTACACCTGTAGCAGATGTAACATCTACATAATAGTTACGAGTACCACCACTATCATCCCTGAATGTAAATTCATTTAATGAGTTAGATTCTATAGCAGAAACTAACGCAGCCCTTAACTGCTTAGGGCTTTTCCCCTTATAAGTCCTATTTAAATTAACCTCTACACTATGCCCATACTTAGCGTCTAGTTTCTTCCTGTATTCAAGAGACATAGAAACCACATCAGGAGTCTTCTTCTTCATCGCAGAAGTTTCCGTGCTAGCAGTCTCCCTGGACAATGTTAGCTTAAATTTAATTGACCTAAATGTAACCCCATTTGGAGTAGTAGAATTTGGCAATAAATATGTATAAGTTCCCCCTGTTGCATCAGTTACCCCAGTATTAGTGGACAAACTGCTAGTAGTTATTGTCGTTAACGCAGTATATGTTGTCGAATAATCTGTTGCATAAGATACAGCTACAGTTTCGTTAGCAGAAATATCCTGACATTCTACTTTCAGTTTTAATGCTAACTTATCTACATCAGACTGCTGTGCATCAAACCAAGGTGTTTCATGAAATGCAGTCTGCTCATACTCATAATCCGTGCCATCTTGCAAAGTCAACTGAGCAGGATTGGTCACATCATAAGGCACTAATTGATTGAATATTTTCCCATCAAACCCCCACCACAATCTGTAATCTCCTTTACCTGCATTTGTAACCAACATCTTATCAATAGGCTTACCTATCGAACCAGCCCCAGCAACCCACTTAGTCTCCCACCCTGTGTCATTCCAGGCCACTATAGAAGATTGACCAGTACTTGGCCCCATAGTTGCACTTCTGCTTAGAGCAGAAGTTGCACCACCTTCCCAACGAACATCTGTAGTTGCCTGAGCACCAGGTGACGTAGTTGCATCTATCGCAGCTAACAATTCGGTGTGTGTACCTATTAGCTTTTTTACAGTACCCCTATATGTAGAGGGAATGCCATCATCTCTGTCTGGCCCCATAACTGTTACAACAGCATTGTTATTACCATTAATATATTTATAAATACCCAGTCCACTGGGATTGTAGATAGCATCTCTCCACCTAACACTTCCAGTTCCATTAAACTGATGAAATGGTAACTGAAATTGTGTCTCTACAAATCTAGCATTAGCAACGTCATGTGCATATAATCCTTCTTTAGTAGCAGCATACAAGATTTGTTCTCCATTAGCATCTCTACCTACAAACAAATCAGTCACATATCCACTCTGTACTGGTAACACAGCATCGTCATACTGATCAGCCGTAGTACCACCTATAACAAGGGAGTACCATAATTGACCTGCCTCAGTTATACCCCATAATCTGTCATCCCAAAAAGACACAAACTTTGCAGCTTTATAACCATCAGGGTCAACTTTCTTATCAACAACAGTAGTAGCATCAGCGAAATAACTATAACCAGTACTATTATGAGCAACCACTATATAATCAGTGCCAGCCATGCGAACAGTAATAGAGTCCGTAGGTTTACCAGGAAAACTATAAGCACTACCACCACTGGTAACCCTAACCCACCTGTCATCACCTTTTGTGTAATAATAAGGAGCACCTGTCCAACCAGCATACAAAGTTTCACCTAAGTCTTGAATAAAAGAGATATCACCCAAAATAGGATTGCCACTAGAATCTAAAGTAACAGTTCCACTACCCTGTGCTGTAGCAGTAGACTTAGAAGGCAATACCAAATGATGCCTATGCCTCAAATTACAAGTAGAATACCATGCCCTATCAGCATCAGAAGCCCCTTGCATCCTCTCTACACCAATACCACCTCTCCAGTCACTCCATGCAATAACAGAGCTTCTTAAACCAGAGTCTTTAGTAGTATCTCCTATAACAACCTTAGACGGATAGATAGAAGCTAATACACTTTGAACTGGTCTTGCTAGTGGATAATACGTTCCACCAAGATATATTTCATTATTAGATACAACCTTGCTTGCCATTAACTAACAGTCCTTGCATTTACTAAAGTAGGAAACCTTCTCTTAGCTTGTTCTGATAGACCAAACTCAAAAGATGCCTGTTGCCTTAATGCATCAGGATCAGTAGCTGGACCACCAGAAGCTGCCAACAGAGCCAATGATGTAGCCCTGGAAATAATATAAGAATCATCTATTTCGGTAGTATCAGTATCAGATGTCAATAAAACAGGTTTGTCTCCACCTGACAGCTTTAACAACGAATAATTAGTCTCAAACTTACCTGATTCTTTAAAAACCAAGTCTCTAGACTCTTTGTCTATAGTCCATAAATGCTTTGGCAACTTCTCCCATACAGCAGTATCATTTTGTACCACCTTAATATCATCTAGCCATACAGTACATGCCCCTATATCAGAATCATATTCTAACCCTACTGAAATAATAGCTGTGTCAAGTTCTGGGTTAGCCAATTTAAGCCTTACAAATGTCCATGCGTCTTCTGTTAAGGCAGGAACACTTAATTCCTCTAAAGGAGAGGCACAACTAGCTGTGTCATCTAGTAATATCTTTAAATTACCAGCAGATGTTGATACTGTGCTTTTAATCCAACACTCCAGATAATCATATTTACTGATATCTTTACTTGATATAGAATCGCTTACGAGTTGACCAGCACCAGCAGAAGAAGAAATGATCAATTTATTACTTGCAGTTCCTCGTTTTTTATCTTCAGTGTCTGCCATTGGAAACACTAAAACACTGGCATTATCTAAATGAGAGGAAGCACCTGCTGACGATATCCCCCTAACAACAGTTAAAGTATTAGAACTTATACTGCTAATAGTCATGTACTCAGCACCAATCTTAATCTGCTGGTTTGCCCTTAGTGTACTAGCAGAATCTACATCAAATGATGTCGCAGTCAAGCTGGTAATAGCACCATCTAAATTAGTGCCAACTAAAGTAGACTGCTCATCAAAGTCAGTCTTGCAACTATGTAACTCCGTGAAACTAACAGAACTACGATAATAAATATTGTTTAACATTGAAACATTAGAAGGCATAACAAATCTCATGCTAGACCCATCAGTATGAATCGCTGAATGAGATGCCCTGCTAGCAGAAGTAGACATGTCTGGAATCTCTATACGATCATACACCAACCCTGTAGCCTCCATAATAGCCTGGTTAATAAAATCATGTATCATTTCAGGCCGATATGGTTCATCCCATATCTCATATGTATCAGGGCTAGGACTTGCTACAGTAGCAAAAGAGATAGCCTCTTGCCAAGTCAATCTGTAAGCAGAAGCCTCAAAGTCCTTAATGATCCTTGTCTCAGGACTGTCAGAGTTACTAGTATCAAAAACTGTAATACGTTTACCATTATAGTTATCATCCCCACCAACGAGTGACAGTGAAACCAAAGTAGTAGTAGAACCTGCATCATATGCAGTTCCTGTTTCAAGAGCACCTAGTCTATACCCTATAGATTGCCTAAGTTGTTTCCTTGTCCTTGCTTGTATCGGCATTTTTAGACTCCTCTTTAGAAGCCTGTAATTCTATTACAGTTCTTTTTAAGGTTGTTAACTGAAGCCTCAAATTAGAGTTCTCAAAAATAACTCGTCTGAGCTCATCAGCAATATCTTCTTGTGTAATATTAATTTCGGTATTGTTTGCGACCATTACGTACTCCAATATATTCTGTTACTCGTACTTTCATCACGTTTAGCACGATATTTTCTAAATTCTTCTACTGCCTTACCTATTTCTTTTTTCTGTTCAGGTGTAGGTTTCTTTTTAATGTCAAGACCTCTACATTCCTTAATAAAATTCTCCAATGCTTGAGCTGCCATATCTTCTACATGAGCTATGGAAACATCAGAGTCAGCAGGGATTTTTACTAATTGCCTTCTGTCTGTAACAGGGTCATGAAATTGAAACTCATGTATTGTTATGGACACCCCAGAATAACTAGGCTGAGTCTCCCCAACATAAGTTGATCCTTTAGGTGTCCATAATTCAACCATTATTCAGTATCCCTTAACAGTTACGGAGCAATATTTAAGTCAATTAACGCATAGTCTGTAGCGACTGATGCTATTAACATCTGGTGACCAATTACTGCTTCGTTTTCACCTGACCCATCTCTGTCTAAGTCTTCGAATCCACCTGGTGTTGATGCACCACCAACCCTCACAGGTTCCCCTACCACACCTGCTGCATTACAAAGAACTGCTGCAGGGCCCCATGTTTGCAACCAGCCATAGTACTCAGCAGTTAAAGCTCTAGGAGCTACTCCTACTGCTATATTACTAACAGTTGTGGGCGAAATGATAACATTACTATATGGATTTACTGATAATCCAACTATTGTGTCACCATTAGTGACAGCAGTTACAGTACCATCTTCTTCATCAAGAGTAATGACACAAGTGCCACCAGAATCCCCTGCTGCATTAGACTTAATCTTGTAAACTGAACCTTGACCAGTACCATCATTAATATAGAGATAACCATCTTTATATTGATTTGCAGTAGCAGCCGTTCCTCCAAGAGTTACTGTTAATGATGTGACCCCTGAAGCTGCTGTAGCTATAGCTAAGTCCATGTCATGGTTGGCAACGCCAGCAGGAGCCTGTACTATTGCACCTGCTGCAATATTAGAGCCACCTACCTCGCAATACCTAAATACCCTTCCATCATCAAAGGACATTCTAGTACCTAGTTTATGTTTTTGTTCAGATGTCTGAACTTTCTCCCATCCGTATTTTCCATAAATTGTATTTGGAAATGCCATTTTAAACCTCCTTTTAAGGTTATTTAATTTTTACTGGTTTCTTATATACCCAGTGATCTCCGTTGTTTAGTTAAGAGTTCTGGAAGCCACGTAGATCGTTACAGCCTCCAGAACCCTATTAAGCTATTACTTTACGGATGAGTCTTCGACTTATGTGCTTTTAGCTTTGAAATAAGACCAGGTTTAGCCTTAGCTTCAACAACAACACCACATATGCCACAAGATTCCTGAAAAACCTCTGGCTTTTCGTTATCCTTTTCAAAAGTCTCACCACACCATTGACAGCTACATTCAGAACCAGGCTTCCAAGGGAATAGTCCAATCTTAGCTTTCTTAAGTACATAGTCTGGATTACCAGGAACTTGTTTCACTGTACTTCCAATACCTTCTACAATATCACCTTCTGTATTATATGAAGCCTTATGTCTGTATAGTGTAGTCTTAGGTTGCCAATCATCTATATAATTCATAGTAAAGCCACTATTAGCCAATTCTATTCTTTGTGCATTTCGTTCTGTTATACCTGCCATTTTATGCTCCTATTATGAAGTTGCTAAGTCACCAATTTCAAACACTACTGATGCTCCTCTGGAGTCATCTAACTCGAAAACGCCATAATCACTTACCATGACTACTTCAGTTGCACGAAGTGACGCATCTCTTTGACGTTCAGTTCTAGTTTCAACACTAGTAAGTGCAGCCATAGCTGTTTTGTCAGCTATAACACCATAACCTGAAGCATCACCTAGAGATGTAGCGACTTCAATATTACCATCTTCAAAAATAGGTACGCCATTAATTGGTCGTAACCCACTATAGAAGTTAGATAGCAAGTCTGCACTCCATCCACTTGTGATTTCTGCATTGTTACCAGCAGTCGTAGCTGCTTCTTTTGAAAGAGCAGCTACAGCATTTGGATGATGAAGTATATACAACTGTGATCCAAACTTGTTAGCTTTAGCATTAGATATGATAGCATGTGTATTTGCAGCAGTCATGCTTCTTCCGTCTGCACCTAAAGCAGTACCACCATTAAGATTTGGATACAAAGCTATTACGTCTGTATCTTTCTTTCTAGCCATACCATCACCAAGCTGTCTACCGATCATTGAGAAAACATTGTCGGCTGCTTGTCGTACTAACTTGTCAGTTAATATAACTTTAGCTCCAACTTCTGATGCTGTTAAGTCAACAGTAGTCATACCAATTTCTTCTTCGTCAATGATGTCTTGTCCGTCAACTAAGTCAGACATTGACATTTGTCCTACTTTAGGAACTGTTACCTGCTTTGCACCTTTAGGCAAACTAAATTGTTCTATAAGGGCTAAAGCTGGTGCGTTATGCTCTTCTGTGTATCGAGCAGAACTAATTATTATTTTCTGGGCATTTTCTAAATTCCCAGTTGTGGCTGTCTGTGCCATAATTTACCTCACTTGTTATTATTTAAATTGTTTTTATCAACCTAAACCAGCAGCCCTTCGTGCTGCTGCCGATGCTTGCTCGGAACGATCTCCTTGATTGTACCTCTCAAGCCACCTATCCTGGTCATTAGAAGCAGCAGGAGTACTTTGATTATCATCAAAACTCTGCGAAGGAACTAGCTTTGCCCTCAGCTCTGCTATTTCTGCATCCTTGTCTCTGTCAGACTTGATGCGTTTCGCAGCTTCTTCCATGCTCTCAGGAGTGGTGTGTTTACGCAACTCAGATAAGTCTGCTAATTGCAGACTATATGTTTTAGCAAAATGTTCTGCTGCATTGGCTTGACCTTGTAAAAATCTTTCCCTTTGCAGCCCTTCTTGCTGAATTTTTGATATGTTACTCTGGGTAGCAGCCCAATCTTCAGCTAATTGAGTAGCCTGTTCTGGCAAATAGCCAGCACCCTCTAATTGAGTACGATAAGATTCCTTTTGTTGACTCAACTCTGCCTGCTGTTGCTGTGCTCTATATTGAATATTCTGTTGTTCAATTTCCTGTATTCGCTTCTCCAAATCATCAACTGGAGGTTGTGCTACAGGAGTCTCAGCAGCAGGGGGAGGTGGCTCAACAGAAGGCTGTTCAGTACCTTCTGATGTAGAAGCAGTGTCTGGCTCGGTAGATGGCGATGCATCTGCCTCAGACACACTATTACTACCATCAGGTGGTGTATCCACATCATTAAACTGATCAGTGACATCCACAGTAGTATTAACAGGACTTTCTATAGGTTGTTGTTCTGGTTGTTCTGCCTTATTTACCATTATTTACCTCTACTTTTATAATTTGCTATTACCATTATACAATAAATTTATTCATACATCTTAGAATAATAAGCCCTACCTTCTCTAGTTATAGGACTTCTATAATAATCCTCACCATGCCAAAAAATCAACGTAGTTTCAAGAATAGCCTTGCCATCATTAGCTAAAGCATCCTGTATAATCATGTTTCTCCTCATAACATTACGCCTATTAACCATAGTTTTGATGTAACGATTAGTCTCCCTGAGTCTAGACTTAGTTATACTATCTGCATTCAAATACTCATCCCACATAGACTGGAATCGTTCAGCACCTTGTTGTAACCCAGGATATAACTCCATAACATCTCTGCCAACATTCCAATAAGTAGACATTAATCTCCTTGCCTGATAATAACTCTTAACAGTGTCGGAATCATTAGCCTCTCTTCGTCTAATGAAGTTAGCATAAACCTCATCACCCTTTGCCTCAGAAGAAACCCTAAGAGCATCAACATACTCATCTAAAGCCGAGAAATACCTATTCCATTCAACATTAGTAGGATCATCACTAGGTGGCTCGATAGCATAATAACCAGCTAGAGCAACATCAGCAGCATCTCGCATGTCAGCAATATTACCAGCTATTGTATTTATAGACTGATAATAAGCCTCTCTAGCCTCTTTAGGCTGTGCATAAATAGAACCTGGATATTCCTCTGAAAGGCGATCAATATCATACCTGTAAAGAGCCCAGTTAGCAGAACGACTTTCTATCCATTCTTTAGGAGTCATTCCATTACCCCTACCCTTAGACAAGAATAAAGATAACTGATCATCATCTTTGTCCTGTTTGAATTTAATAGCCTGCCTGTCCTTAGCAGCCTGCTTGCCTGCCTTATAGGTAGCATCCTGATCTATATCAGGAAAAGCCTTTTGAGTCTCAGACCTAGCCAATTCCCTTAAACCACCACCTCTTTGTGGATAATAAGATCGTTTTAAAGCATCATAAATAGGAGTGGTTGATTCAGCTTCTTTCATTTCCTTCCGAAATTCAGCATAATCCTCTTCTGACAAAGAAGCTATGAACTCCTTACGTTCAGTTGGAGTCATAGTATCCCTGAATTCAGCAACATTCTGCTGCATGGCCCTAGGTTCAATGCCTCTTAACGACCTAAAAACATCTATAACATGATCTGACGCATTTAAAGACTCTCTACCAATAGTTCCAAATATGTTCTCATATAAATGCTCTAACCTCTGAGGACTAGTAACCAATTCTTCAAAAAACTCAGGTACTGGTAACCCATCAGGCAATACATCATCAATAGCACCAGCTAAGTTCCTAGCCGTTTTAGATGTATACTTGCTATACTGATCTTCTGGAGGTAACTCCTGTAAATCAGGATCAACTATATCTCTGTCGAAATAACGATCTCGACCACTAAGCTCTTCCCAAGCTACATTAACTGCCTCTGGTAAAGGAATTATATTTTCTATATCTAAAGGACTTGTACTTTTACCTAACTCCTTAAAAAACTTCGCTTTATCCATAGGTACATCTTCATCAGTAGCCTCATCAATATACGTAGCAGTCTGAAATAACATATTCCATTCACGTAACTTGTGAGGTGCAACAATATAATTAAGCTTCGGTCTTCCTGTAGCAGGGTCTATAATAACATCCCCATTCTCATCTTTATCAGGAGGCAACATAAATATCAAGGAATTATATCGGATATAAGAAGGTATGTCGTAATACAATGGGGTTCCATTAAACTCAAATTGCTTGTTCCATTGATTCTGTATCAACATGTATGTACTCAATGCAGCCCCCATACGTAACGCTGCAGCTTTAGGTCCTCCAGACACATCATCGAACACCCTACCAGTAACCCCAGTAGAACGCTTACCCAATGCACCTAAACTCAAGATTCTAGTAGCTTCATTTATATAATGATCCATCTGTTCAGTAGGGCTCCCCCATTCAAATACATCTTCTCCTCCTTTTCTCCCTGGCTTTCCCATTGCTCCCCTAACCCTTGGTTTGATTACTGGAAATAAATTAACCCCTAATGATCTAAACGGCATTTTTACAGCCTCCATAGATGCATTTAAAAACAAAAAGTATTCATTCCACTTTCGTATTTGCTCTCCACCCCTAGCAAAGTCCAGTGATGCTTCTATTCCATTAGACGCAGCCCTTTGAAACTCCACAGACTGTGCAAAGCCCTTAGAATTAGTATCTATTATCGATGTATCCACCCTTCTGCCATCAACGTCATATACCCTTCTCCAACCTTCTCTCATTTCTCTGTTAAAATCACCTAAGGAAAGTTCATTAAATAATCTGTCATATTCTTTCTTTCCTATTTGTTTAATCAATGACTTCTTAGCAACAGCCAATCTAGGTGCTTGTTCTATAGCAGAACCAAAAGCAGGGGCAACATTTCTTACCTTGTCCCATACGCTTTTGTTTAATATTCCAGCTATATCATTCAGCTTCATAGCATCCTCAATTAGCACTGCACCTGTTTGCTTCTTCGCAGCTAATTGTTCCTGTATCCGTTTTATCTGCCTGTTCTGGTAGAAATTTCCACCCAATCCAGCAGACTCCTGCATTGAAGTAGCCAACCTATCCTCAATATTGAACGCAGCTTTAGTAACACTTTTAATAATAGCTGCCCCTGATTTATGGATGCCTACGCCTGCTCTGAGTTGAATCGTAAGGGAGTCAATTATTCCATTCTTTACAGCAAACACAGGGTTTTGTGAAGTATACACAGACCTAAAGAATCCATTAGCAGCTTTAAGTATATGCTGGGCCTCCCATTCCGACCTTAACGCCATTCCACCAGGACCATTCAAACTATCCCATAATACTTTAGGGATAGCCTTTCCTTTCGCATCACCAAAAACGACAATCCTGCCATCTTTAGAATAGGAGAGATATCCAGACTTCATCTTTTCATCATATAAAGGCTTGGCAACCTCTTTACCTTTAGCCGTCTTATATATAGAACGAACTTGCTTCCCTGTAACTGGGTCTATCTTAAAAAATTGATCCGTCACTTCCTTTAGGTTTAACTCTTCAGGAATCCCAGAATTTATGAACTGTCTCATTATTTTGTTTTTACCTATATTCAATTGATTCTTTATCAACTCCTGCCCAAGCACCTCGTCTATTGGAGGTAACGCTTTTCTCTGAGAACTATGTTGTGACAAGTTATATATTTCCCTGTCCAATAGACTCAGATTACCCTTTCTTCCTGCATAATTCTTTATAGCTACATATTCCTCACTAAGCCTGTTATCTAATACCTTAGTAGGGCTATAAAACTTCCATTTCCTGAAGTTCTCATAATCAGCAGGACTGATTATACCCTCCCTCAATAACCCAACCCTTTCCTCAGCATACATCTTGGATGTCCTCAACATGCCCTTCCTCGCAGCATCTATCTGGGCCTGAGAATACAAATCGCCAGTAACATCATTAGTTTGTTGTAGCCACCAATTGTTATCGTCCCAATTTCGTAGCATATCAATATCAGCATCGAGCTGACTTTGCCCCTTTGCCTTGATCCCTATATGTTTGTAAGCATTATCATCCGTATGCTTTAAACCTGTTTTCTTATCAAAATATTGAGGTACGGAGAAATTCTTTGCTAAGTTTTCCCCTTCAGCCGTAGCGATTTTTTTTGCATTACCATAATGTCTCAACCAAACTTTAGCAAAAAGTCTTTTCTCTATATCTGATGTAGCAATACCAACCTGAAGCAACGGCTGTATCTCTGATACGTGAAAATTAATCCATCTATCCCCACCACGAGCAGAAGCAGACCCTGTCACCCTAGGAATCAAGTCTCCCAAAGAGACTATCTTCTTTGCTAAATACTGGCTTCCAAAAGCAGTCGCAGACCCAGGATGGCCTGCTCTGTTTCTTGCAGCTTCTGATAAATAATCCTGTAATATCCTAGTACCAAACTGTCCATCCCAAAACTTCATTATATTAGTAACGAATACATCAGCAGTATGAGCAGGGAACTTCTTTGTAACACTCTTGACTGCATTGTCTATCTTTTCAGCAGCAGTTTTACCGACCATCTTGTTAGCAGTGTTACGTATAGCCCCAGACCTAACAGCATTTCTAATCGCATCTATTCCTGTATTGAATGGAGTTTCCACATTATTACCAAATCCATCTCTAACGGACTTGTAAACTCTATACCCCATATCAGCTTCTCTAGGATTTTGTAACGAAATATATTCATCCTTGAACCAATTCTCTCCTTCTCTACCATATAGCCTAGCCTCACTAGCAGCAAAAGCCTCGTCAACATCCATCTCTGGGCTTTCGTTAAACACATCATTAGCTTCCCTCCTTATTGCTGAAGCATCTCTGGTATCTGGCAAAGAATTATACCTACCAGGGCCAACATCTGGAACTTCCATTCCTATTTGCCTTAAAACATCTCGTTCAAGTGCCCCTCCTACCTTCATGGCCACATCAGGGTCAGTAGGTATTTCTTCATAAACAGGAGTGTCCTTAAGTCTCTCAATATCAGCATCCACACGAACAACCTTGTCATAATCTTCAGAAGTCCAGGTTTGTTTAGCCTTTCTACCTGCCTCAATAGCCTTAGCTTTAGCAGCATTAGGCACAAGTTGCATATTACTTATATTTAAGTCATCGAAACCCCTGCCAAACTTTTTGATATGACCCCTTATAATATCAGCATTAGGGTCAGTAAATAATTCTTCATTTCTTCTTAATGCTTCTTCGAGTTCATCCCAATCTCCCTTAGACTTTCTGGCTTTAGGGTCCCATTGCCATTGACCTGGTTGATATTTGCCAGCAGAACCTTCTATGATTTCAGCAGCCCTAGCTTCTCTTCCTACTTTCCTAGCTCCTGCACGAAAGGCAGCAACTGCAGCAGGAGTAACACCTGTTTTTGCTCCAACAAAACCAAGACCCTTAGCAGTACCCTTAATAGGTAACTTCAGTGCCTTCTCAGCTCCCTTCTCCAAAACTTGGAAAGGATATAAACCAGCCTCTGCTCCCTTTAATCCTGCCTTAGCAACAGGAGCAGCTTTACCCAATTTTGAAATAGCAGTGCCAGTTCTAGCTGCAGCAGAAGAAGCCCTAATAGCAGCAGTTGGAGGAATGGCTAAAAACGGAGCTTCCTGCAATGCACCCCTAACATGCTTAGGTAATGCATACATTTCCTGCTCCATCATCCTTAATTCCCTGCCAGTTAACTGTCTGCCAAGTTCAGCTTCACGCCTTGCTTCTTCGTCTCTCAACCTTTGTGCTTTTATAGTATTCTGAGGAGCTAACCTAAAATTCTGTAATGAAGGGATGTTCTCCCTGGCTACACCACCAATACCCCTAGCAAGTAAAGAGAAAGGATTAGCCTGTGCAACTGCACTCCAAGAAATACCTCCATCTGGAGTTTTAAATGCCTCCCACCTTCTTTCAGGGTCTTTAGTTATACCCTGTATCGGAGAACCTGCTATAATCTGACTAACAAAAGGATTCACAGCTTTTTCAGAAACACCCTCAATCAAACCAAGCCCTTGTTTGATACCAGGCAAATTAACAAATCCCTCGAATGCTTGCCCTCCAGCTTGACCTAAAGTACCCCCAGCCTGCTGTAATGCTGGCATAAACCTATCCCAAACACTTGGGTCATTCATATTGTTATTTTGCATAGACATTAAAAGAATATGTACCTTGTACTAGGAGCAAACTTACTTGTTGACACTCCCTTTTGATACGGAGTTAACCTCGAATATCTTTCAGTAAATGGATCATCTTGTAAATATTCAGCAAAAGTGCCTATCTTACCAGGCTGTTCACCACGTGCTCTTCTACCATATTCTCTACCAACATTACCCAAATACCTATTATAAAAATTAGAATATTGCCCCATAGCCCAATCTTGTGCCCTGTCCATAGCAGGAGACTGTCCTGCAGAACCTGACGGAGTCCAACTACTAGCTTGACCAAAATAAGCCATCTGAGGATCAACGTCTAAAAGGTTAGTATAAAAGTTATCAAATGCATTATAATCTTCAGGCATCTTAGAATCCTCCTCCTGTAACCATAACGTCCTCTAAATCATCAGTGACCCTAGGATTCCACCCTCCACCAATATACCCACCAGTCATCTCATTAGCCATTGCTTGCCTATTTATGATGTCAGATGATGTCGGCCTCATTTTCCTAATAGCCGTCTGTTGAGCTGGAGTGTAAGTAGATTGTGTCGGATTAAAAGAATTAAAAGCATTTGGACTAGACTGATTGCCCAAACCACCTGAAACCCAATTAGCAAAGTTAGCAGCCCCTGCTTCTTGTCCATACTGAGCTTGCATCGTGTCATAGATGTTAGCCAAATTACGATAAGTTCTGCCTCCCATACCTGGAGCCATCCCCAACGAAGCCATAGTGGTTTCTAATAGATTCCCTTTAATTTGCTGTGGCCCCAAGTCTTGACCAAAAACAGCACCATACCTAAGTCCTGATTCACCACCAGGCATACCCCCCTGAGAAATCTGAGTCAAATAATCAGCTAATCCCCCATAAGCAGACCTAACGTCACCAATAGGAGCCCTCTGACCTGAACGCAAAAACCTAGCAAACGCCTCTCCTTCAGCTTGTTCGTCACCGAAAGCACCAAGCTCTATATCAGAAGTAGGCCTCGTAGCCGAAAGCAAAAATCTACCATAAGAAGGCTGAAAACCTGTATATAAAGCTCCAGTTCTTTGTGCTCTAGCTAATTCTGCTGCACTAGGCTGACCACCATACTGTGACAACCTATACTGTTGAAAAGCCTCACCTGGAGTTGCCATAGCCTGTCCTAACCCAATTCCAGATTGTATAGGAGTGGGTAAAGCTCCTGCTGATCTCATCTGTATCATTTGCCTTTGTGTCTCGGCATCTACCCCAGGTTGTGTTCCCACCTCAGATTGCTGAGCTCCAGATTTTACAACCATGCCTCCTGATACATCTTTAGACCCATCCGTGTCACCTGTAGGTTTATCACCTGTAGGTTTAACACCTGCATCTCTTTCTTTAAGCATATTATACATAAGTGTAGATGCTTCACTAGAGGTGTAACCATTAGCCTTTAACCATCCCTCTATATCAAGAGAATTTAGTTTTCCACCAGTATCGGACAGAACTGCATTTCTTAATCCAGTTAGGTCAGTAACTCCAGACAAAAGCCCAGTAGTAGTAACGATAGGCTTCTTAGCAGGCTCGCCTCCACCTAGAGTAGTTATATTCTTTAAATTCGTGTTTGCATCATCAAGTATTTTTTTAGCAGCATCAGCATCAGCTTTAGCTTTGGCTTTTTCTTCATCTGTTGTCGCATCACCTAGAGCTTTCTTAGCTGCATCATTATCCCTTTTTGCAATGTCAACATTTTCTTTAGCTCTGTTAACGTCTATCTTATCCTGAAATTCTGACCCTACCAAGTTGAACCCTTCGCCCATAGTAGCTAGAGCCCTTTTTCTTTCAGCTTCAGCTAAGTTTTGTTCTAAACTAGTAGGAGTTTTACCTAATTCAAATGACGATTTTTTTAAAGCAGCTTGTCTTTCAGCTTCTTCCAGAGCTAACCTCTGCTCAGTTGCCTCGTCAGAATAAGGGTCCCATCCTTCATCAGTCCAACCAAAAGCACCAGCACCTGGTGAAGCTGTGCCAGCAGCACCCATGCCTTCAAGCATACTATCTGGTAACTGATCACCAAAACCACGAAAAGCATCTGCACCAGCAGCCCTATTCCATCCTGATATCATGCCAGTAGCTTCCCTATAATCCATCCCCCCTGTAACCCTATTTGGCCCAAACGGACTTCTTAACACCCTTATGGCTTCTTCTTCACCAATAAGACCTGATGCCAAATCTGACTGCAAGTCACTTAAAATAGATGCCATTCTATCAGCTTTAGTATCCACGTATCCCATAACATTAATTTCTGGCTTAGCCCATGCTGCTTTAGCTCTATTAATATAATCATCTGCTGTTCGCATACGAACTACGGCTGGTTCAGCAGGCACACTAGGCTCCGTCTTTGTCACAACGGACGGCATGCCCCCAGGGCCAGCACCAATAGTCTTGTCCTTAAAAATATTTCCTAAATTAAAACCTTTTGGCATAACCATTACTCACCTCCTGCTGGTGGTACTAATCCTAAACTTGCTAATCGACTTTCTGTATTTTGTGCTCCTGGTCTTGGCGTTCCTGGAGCAACACTACGAACAGGTGCTGTAGGCATCGGAGGTGGAACCCCTAATGCTGCATTAGGCATAACTGTTGGTGGTAACATTGGGCCTGCACCTCCTTGAGGTGGAGCACCTCCTTGAGGTGGAGCACCTCCTGGTGGTGGGGCTCCTTGCCCAACTCCTTGAGCTGCCATTACCATCTGCATCTCCTCCATTTGCTTAGTCATAAACAAACGCCTCAACTCTGCTTGATACAGTTCAGCTAAATCTTCTCTGCCTTGTCGATTAGCTGCTTGCAACAGCGACCATAAAGTAGCTTCAGGTAGAGTGCGTTCTGCTACCTGAGTATTTATAGCATCTTCCATTTGGTCTGCTGACTGTAATCCTAATATATTATCTCGTATGTAAACATCTGGTAATAATGGGGTCTGACCTTCTCTAGCAATCTGTGCCATAGACATCTTACCCATTTCATCCTGTGGAAGCTGACCAATAAAGCTAACTTCTACATCACCAGCATTGCGAATCATCTCAGGAGTAACTTGCTCACTGAAATACATTCTGTTTTTATCTTGACCACTAACCTCAAAT